TGATAGTCTTAACCAACATAATGGAGTCTTGGAAGTTAATGTTCTAAATGACTTGGTTTCTCCGTCTGCTGGAGCCGATATTACTGTTAATGTCTTTGTTTCTGTTTGTGACGACATGAAATGGGCTGGTCAACAGTTTGATTCTGTTAATGAGCTTCATTTGTTTTCTCAATCTGGAACTGAAAATGAAGTAGATGATCCTTTGGGGGCACAAACTTTGGATATTATTGGCTCTAAAACGCCAGTAGTTGATGAAACTATGAATGTGTTTTTCGGGGATTCACCAACCTCATTGAGAGAATTGTTCAAGAGATATTCATGTGTAAGAACATGGTTCTCGCCTGGACATGCTACTTCACACCGTATTGCGAAACTATCGAACAAAGATTTACCATTTCATTCTGGTTACGATGTTCAGGGACCAGATACTGATAGTGTTGCAGCAGCTTGTACTATTTCAAATACACATCCAATTTCCCTCTTTTCGCCTTGCTATGCAGGTTATAGAGGAGGAATGCGGAGAAAATATTTATTTAATGGGAATAATAGAAGTTGCCCTGTTGTCACACGTATGGGATATACACCATTAGGAGTTACAGGAGTTATAAGCACTACAGACGCAGCATCTCTATCTACAGAATTTTTATCTAAGAATAGTACTGCTGAATCTATGAATGGTTCTGCAGCTACTGCCTTGATGGTAAATAGTGGTATAGAAGTGGAATTACCATTTTATAATGCTGGGCGTATCGGTTATTCTAGGATAATTGGTGCTCAGGATTTGAATTGTAATTCACACGTTGTGCAAACAGTTCAATTGCCTAATCAAGATATTTATTATCAAGAATGGGTAGCTGCGGCAGAAGATTTCTCCTTGTATTTCTTCACAGGTGTGCCGATCATGTATATTTATGATATTACAATATAAACACCAAATCAAAGTTTTTAAATTCTCTTCTTTGATTTGTATTAAATTTATTTAATTGAGAATAATCAAACATGCTTAAACAATAGTATGTTAATCATTAGGGTGGCCCTAATGTGTGGTAGTTTAATAGCTATCATGGGGTGGATACCCTCTTATCGTTCTGATCGAACTTGTAGAGGTATCCCCTTTACAAGATGTAGGTCACAACTTTAAGAGTCAGTACCGCCTCGCTCGTACTCTCTGCCAACCAGTGTTAATCTATTTAGATTCACTGAATTGCAGGGGTATTTAACATCAAACCAGAATCATTTATGATTTTGTGTACGATGTGAG